TTAATTCATCCACACAATGGCACAAAATGGCAGGGTGTCAATATTGAATATTTAATATTTGTTAATATTCGGATTATTGAAATTGCAACGATGTTTTTTTAGATCGACTTCGACCCATTCTTTGCCGTTATAAACAATCCATAGTTGTCTTTTAACGTCAAATTCAATTCGACCTGTTTTTGGTTTTTCTTCTTCCATTATTTATCTTTGTAATCTGGATAAGAAGATTTTGTCAGTTTTGCTTCTTCTTCGCAAACTTCGCGCAAGTAACAAGAAAGAGTTTTTCCTTCAATAGTTGCCTGAGTCTGTAATTCTTTTTTTGTTGCGGGTTTGACAAGTACCTGAATCAGTTCAGAATACTTGTCGGAATCCGCTGTTCCTTTTTCTCTATTAGCCATTTACTGAACCTCCTGTAATGATTGCTTGATCGCTTCAAGTTCTGCGATTTCGCTTCTAAGTTTTTTGACTTCTGAAAGTTTTTCTTTCAGGATTTGTTGTCTACCTAGCAATCTTTGATTGTTTTCCCAGATAGCTTTTTTTGTGAAGTTACCCATTGTTTTTCCTCCATTGTGGGTTGTATGGTCTAGCTTGCTTGAAAATGTCAAGAACATCTTCACGCTGTTGTTTTGTGAATCTATCTCTGAAGTCTGTTCCAAAATAGATTGTGTTGTCGAGGGCAAGATATAAAGCTGTTGCCTGATCGGGTGTAAGGTTTAGATTTAAGTTTGGCATTATGCAACCTCCTGTAAATCATCTAAGAATGTTTCAACTGTCATACACTCAAATTCTTCAATCCAAGTTTTAACAACAGCTTGATTTTTTTCTTTGTCAAAATAAACAAGTGTACCTTCAAGGTCATCATGTGTTTTTGATTTGACTTCGGTTCCTAGTTGAATCATTGGTTTAATTTGTTTTGCTTACATTCCTATTATAATATAATTAAATAGATATGTCAACAGGATAAATTAATATCCTGTTAAATACTTGTTTCTGTCTCCGCAGATTCCATCGCCAATTTCAATCGGCCATTCAACGCGCCAAGGAACCTCTTTCCCTTCTTCATCACGTTCAACTTCATTGTCTGCGGGAGTAGTAATTCTTTCTACCCAAACATAACCTTCGCGTGCGGGACGATACATTTCAGCATCGTCAAGGACTCTTGCCTTAAAACAATTACCGCAATGCTCAAATCCGATTGCGCCGTTACACCAAACTATCTTTTCAGTTTTCATAATTCCTCCTTAAGAACAATTCTATTATAATATAATTAAATAGATACGTCAAGAAAATAATTTGACTAATTTGGTAAAATAAAAAAACTACAAAACAAACTCTTATGGCAACTTTAGTCGGGCAAAAATATGCAATCGGGCAATCAGTAAAAAAAATTTCTTATACATCGTCAGCTATCCCCCCACGTTACAGAAACGGCAAGATAACAGAAGTATTTACAAAAACAAACAGCGCAGGGTCGGTTCATTATTATTACAAAGTCTTATGGGATGACAGTAGAAGATCAGAACACGCGCAACACACATTGCGCCCCTTAGATCAAAACAACACGCCCTGAACGCTCGGCTTATAACTTGCGTCATATCTCTTGTTGTCGCCTTTCGGGTATGGTTCGACTTTATATTGTAAGTTTTCATTCATAAGCGCTTTTTCTTTTTTATTACCCAAAAAATAAAAATATCTATGTTTTCGTGGACGTTCTTTCATATATAACCTGTCGCCATATTTTTTTCTTAATAGCTCATGTTTATTAATATTATTGTTTTCGTCATAGCGACCAACGCTATCTTCAATCGAGCTATGGTGCATATGCTCAAGACCTTTTACAGCATAATCTTTGAACTTTGCGCTTAACCCTGTATATATCCAATTTGTCGCCTGATAAATAAACCCGTGATGTCCTTGCGATGTATCAGCATATGAAACAACAACTGACGGCTTCGGCAATCTATTTAAACAACCAGAAACAAAAAAGCTAAGAACATTTTTTTCTAATCCTTCATTGATAACTAATCTATTAAGTTCTAAAAAATTATTTTGATATAGCCCATTTACAGCGCCAGAAACTAGCGTATGGCTCATAGGTTTACCAAAGCTGCAAACGCCTTGTAAAAGATTCAATTTGTCATACAACCCAAAAGCGCAGTTAATATTCGGCAATCTTCGCGCGTAGTGTTTCTTTAAAAACCATTCATAACATTCTGAACTTAAAACAGGCTTGATTGAATATTTATCTTTCATATAATTATTTCTTGCGGGATTTTATTTTGGCCTATTGTTCTAAATTTTCTGAATCTTTTGCTTTCTACTTCGCGAAACATTTCAACGTGCGATACACATTCCTGAAATTCAATAAGACCTTCAAAAACACCACATCTTAGAAAAAGATCAGATCGACCTTTTACTGGAAAAAAGTCAACCTGATAAGAGCCACACGGCGAAAGTAAAGAAGGTGTTTCAATCATCGAAAAAATCGTCATCTTCATAATCGTATTCGTGATTAAAAAACTTGTCATCTTCATCGCCGTATATATCGCGTATTGCCTGCGCTTCTCTTTGACTATCAAGCGCGGCTTGATGATTGTGTAAAAAACTATCCATTTAATTTATACCCCCTGCCTATATCTGTTAAATGGTCGTCTAATTTATGAACTAAGTTTTGATTCTGTTCCATTGCTTGATCTAATCTTTCAACCATCAACCAACGGGCTTTGCGACATTTTGGGCTTATGATGTCAGCATCAATCATATTGTCTTTTTCTTTTCTCATCTTTTCATAATCATTATTCAAAAGATCAATAAAATAATGAGTCTCTTGCTTTGTTAATTCTGTTTGAAATTCCATTTGTTTGATTGGTTTGCTTACAACTTAATTATATTATAATTAAATAATATTGTCAACTGTTTCTTTTTTTATCTTTCCAATGTTGTAATTCAAGATCAAACCTTGCAAGCATTATCAGTTGTTCTTCTTTTGTATATTGTGCCAATATCTGCGCCTGTTCTTTTCCTGAAAATTTTTTCATCAACCACGGCTCTTGAAAAAATAATTGTTTCTGCATTTTTATCAAACATTCAAGAACAGCGTCACGTTGTTCATCGGTCATATTCTCAGTTATGCGCAAAAACTGTTGTTCAGCCCTGCGGGATGTTTCTTCATCCCCGCTTGAAAATCTATATCTTTTCATTTATATTTGTTTTCCCATTCGTTATATTCATCAAACAAAAAACCATCAGAATTTGCACCTTCGCGAACAGCCGCAAGCGCCGCATCCCTTACGTTTTCTTCAACCATTTCTGCAAGTACTTTTAAACTTTTCAAAGAATCAATCTTGCGTTCAACCTGTGAAAGTCTTTTTGATGCGCCTTCGTAATTGTCTTTTAAATCTAATGTTGCTTCTATAAGTTCAGTTTCAGCAATGATCTTTTGCGCATGGTCAATACGATTCAATGGAGCATTTTTCAAATGTTCTGTTTGTTTTGCAATACGCCCACCAATAACCAAAGAAAGTAATTGATTTAATGATTTTACTTGTTCTTGATCTTTCATTGTTTTACCTCCTGTTTTTCTGTAAGTTGTAAAATTTTATTTTCTAGTTCTAAAATAGTTCTATTTTCTGATTCAGAATTTATTCTTGCAGTTGCTTGAACTTTTTTAAATTCATCTAAAATTTTCTTTTTGCTTTTTTTTAATCTTTCAACCTCGTTTTGTAATTCAAAAACATTTGCTTTATCTATGGATTTTATAAATTGTTGCTGTTGAAAAATTTTATTTCTACATTCGTTTAATTGCATTACATTCTGTCTAAGCAATTTATCAAAATTTTGCTGAATTGCTTGTTTACTTTGTTTTATAGCTTCTTTACTTTGTTTTTTATATTCTGCTTGTCTTTTTTTAAATTCTTGTTTACGTTCTGATACTAATTTTTTAATTTCTTTATCCCTTTTTTTTATGTTATCTCTAAGACGTTTTTTAAGTGTTTGATTTTCTTCTTTTGTATATTGGGCTAATAGTTGATAATGTCTTATATCTTTTTCTTTCACGACCCTGTGATACCACTTTGTCGCAACATCTGTTTGATCGTCTTTTTCTAATGAAGCAAACATACAATCAGTTACGTTAATTAATTGATTCTGTTCTTTGAAATTATGAACCCACTTGCCAAGAAAATATTTAAACTTCTTAACTTGTAATTTTGTAAGTTCATCAGTAACCATTTCAAGATTACTTTGCCATTCTTCATATTGTTCGACCCCGTGATCGGGTTCGCGTAGCTTCTTTTCTAAAAACTTAATTCGCATTTTTAAATCAAGTTCTTGATCTTTGTAATCGTATTTTTTACTCATAAGTCTGGACTTTCCTGAAACTTGACATAATCTTTATCAGGTACAACTTCCATCTTCCATTTACCAACGCAATCTTGCCTTTGACCGTAACGCCAATTAGGATTCTCTTTGTCGTATTCATAATCGGTTAGCTTGTATTCTGTTTCTTCTTCAATGCATCCTGATTCAAGGCGTTTACGGCTACCTTCTGAAAAACAAGAAGAAGGCCAAATAATATTGTTTATATCCCATCTAATTTGTTTTAGCCTTTCATCTAGTGCATACTCATTGTTGGCATAAAGTTCAAGTGTAAATTTTCTCATTGCAACACCTCGCAAGCCGCTTGAACACCCGCCGCACAATCGTTGCGTGTCATATCGGTTAACGCCCCATCGAATCCCAAGTAAAAGATTCCTGTCGCGCACATAATCATAAAGAAATTTGTCATTGCGCTACCTCCAACATTGTTTT